CAGGCTCGGGCGGCATTGGATGATCGCCTACAGCCCGCTTGCGCGATAGCGCATGATAAGCGCGGGCTGTTAGTCAGCTTATGAACAGATCGCCTCTATGCGATATGAGCATAAGCTGGCGTGGCGACCACCAATGGGCGAGACTTGCCTTTGGATGGCAGTTATGATGTGGATAATGGGGCTTGCCGAGAGGGGATTGGTATCTCTGCAACAAAGGAGAACGCGTAGATGACTTGCAATCAAGGACAAAAAGGAGTGTAGCGCGAGGCATCAAGCGTGGCTTCACACTTGCTGATTGTTGTTTATTGGTGCTGTGTATTTCGTGAAAATACCCCCGTGTCCTGCGCGTGTTTCACTGCCCGATGTAACGTCCGTCAGTGATGGGATCAGCAGATCACATCGCTGTCGCAACGGCCATCTAGGGCGTGAGTATGCCACGCGCATTGCCTTGTTGCTGCGATGTGTTGCAACGAGACAGTCGATGCTACCCCTAGCAATCGACAAGCTTGTGGTTAATGACAAGGTGTGTAAATTGTGCGGTTGACAAGCCGAGAGAAAGTGGCTGATAGTGGGGGGGAACACAAGGGGGGGCAGATGACCGAGATTGTGAAGCTTACCGATAAACAGACTGCATTGGTGGATACACTTGTAGCAACAGGTTGTAGCATAACAGAAGCAGCAAAGCTTGCCGGATATGCTGAAGGTGAATCCGGTAGAGTAAGTGCCAGCAAGGCTTTGCGGACAGGACATGTCCAGCAGTACATGATGCAACGGATAGGTGAGAGTATGGGTCTCAATGCTACGGTGGCTGCGGCTAAGATGGTGAGGTTAGCATCGGGAGCTAAGAGTGAGTATGTACAGCTTGAAGCTAGCAAAGACATCTTGGACAGGGCTGGCTTCAAAGCTCCCGACAAGCATATGCACTTGCATGCTGGCGATATTAGCGTGTCCATAGACCTTGCGTAATGTGGTGGGGGGTTGAAAATCGGATGTGTCCACTGTCACTGTGGTCTACCACAGACATTAGAGGTCAAAAAGGTTCGCACCCGAGTTTGATAATATTTTTTTAGTGGGAGGTTCGTTATGATGAAAAAAGCTATAGGTCTTGCTCTTAGTATGGGTTTGGTAAAGCCTGTTACTAGCACCAAGGCGCAGTCAAAAAAAATTAAATCGTCTGCTAAGAAGCGCAAGAGTTTAATAAGTGTTACGCCGGAGCGTAAAACTTTTTATAAGAATGTAAAAAGGCGGGGCCAGATGTAATGTGTTTAGGTGGTGGTGGCACTAACTATCCTGATCTTGGGCCGAGGGATACCAGCAACGAGCTTATTGTTAGCAAGTACGAGCTTAGTGAAGAGAACAAGGCCAAGAACTTGAAGCGTGCTAAGTCTCTTGTTAAGTTTAACAGCAACAATGATGATGGCGGCGGTGATGGCAGCGATGGTTTAGGTGCTGGCACTTCTGTTGGCAGTAGCAGTAGCGGCGGTAATTACGGCGGCATGGATATGAGTAACGTAGGATAATGGCAAAGACACCAGCATGGACAAGAAAAGAGGGAAAGAACCCAGCAGGTGGACTCAACGCTGCCGGACGCGCCTCTTACAAAGGCGGCACCCTCAAAGCCCCAGTAAAGTCGGGGGACAATCCAAGAAGATCAAGCTTCCTATCGCGGATGGCAGGCAATAGCGGGCCGGAACGCGACTCGAAGGGCAAGCCTACACGCCTGTTACTCTCCCTGCGGGCGTGGGGTGCGTCATCAAAGTCTGATGCAAGGGCGAAAGCGAGAGCTATTAGCAAACGAAACAAAGCAAAGAAAGCGAGGGCGTGATGCCTAATGTAGCTGGTAAGAAGTTCCCATACACTAAGGCTGGTATGGCTGCTGCCAAGAAGATGGCAGACAAGAAGGCCAAGCCCAAGCGCAAGAGCTTGATTAAGAAAGGCTAGACAATGAAGACTCCAGCAAAAGCTATTAAGAAAGTTGCTGACAAGCAAAAAGCTTCAAAGCCTAGAAGTTTAGTTCAGTTAAAAGCTGACGTTGTTTCTGAGATTAAATCCAGAGACCCAAAAGCAAATCCTAAGTTAACTAAAGTTGGTCTTTTTGATTTAATGCCTGAGGCCGACCAAGATGATTTAAGGATGGATTTAAATGAACTGGGGCCAATGAGTTCTCCCCAAAGTCCTTTCTTTGGAACAAAAAATGCTTATAAAAAAGAAGTTAAGCGTTTGGCTATACAATGGTTTAAGTCAAAAAGAGGTTTATAATGGCTTATCAATTCAATGATGGTGAGGTTTATGATGGCCCCACAATTACCCTGCCAGATGGACGTGTTGTTTCTGGTGCGACCTTTACGCCTGAGTCTAGGCGGCTTTATGAGATTGAGGTTGTTCCCGAGCCTGTAGTTGTGGCTCAGGTAACTGAGGCTGTAAGAGCAAGAGATGACAGCGGCAGACTTGTTGCTGATGACAAGGCCACGCCCGAAGTTAATGAAGCTTGGGTTGGCGGCAAGGCTCCTAAGAAAAAAGCAGTAAGGAAAAAGAAAAGTGGCAGTTAACGCAGCGGGTAATTATACAAAGCCAACTATGCGTAAGTCTTTATTCAATCGCATTAAGGCTGGGTCAAAAGGTGGTGGTGCTGGTCAGTGGTCAGCGCGTAAGGCGCAAATGCTTGCCAAGGCTTATAAAGCTAGGGGCGGGGGATATACGTCTTGAAGAAGCCGCAGAAGTCTTTAGTCAACTGGACTAATCAAAAGTGGAGAACCAAGAGTGGAAAGCCATCTACTCAAGGGCCAAAAGCCACAGGTGAAAGGTATCTTCCTGCCAGAGCCATCAAAGCGTTATCGGCGCAGGAATATGCAAAGACCACGGCTGCTAAAAGAAAAGGACGTGCGGCTGGTAAGCAGTTCGTCAGCCAGCCTAAAAAGGTACGAGATAAAGTGAAGACATACCGCACATGAGTTTTATGCACACCCTTAAAAAAGAAGAGCGTGACGCATTACGCATTGTCGTAAAGAAGGTTCACCTCGCTCATCATCCAAAAGAATTTTGCACTGACCGAGAAGCTGACAAGGTTATTGCTGTTATAGGCCCAGAGATTGTTGAGCGAATGATTAAGTTTGGCAAGGATCACAAGGTTGACCAACTTTAAATACAAGCCTGATGGCGAAGTCTTAAAATCATTTATGAAAGATAGTAACTTCTTTCGTGGCATTCGCGGCCCTGTTGGTTCTGGCAAATCTGTTGCTTGTTGCGTTGAAGTGTTCCGCAGAGCTTTGCAGCAAGAGCCAAACAAAGATGGCATCAGGCGTAGCAGATGGGCAATCATTCGTAATACCAACCCGCAGCTTAGAACCACTACAATAAAAACTTGGCTTGATTGGTTTCCTGAAGATGATTGGGGCAGGTTTCACTGGTCAGTTCCTTATACTCATCACATAAAGAAAGCAGACTTAGAGCTTGAAGTTATCTTTCTAGCCCTTGATAGGCCAGAAGATGTAAAAAAGCTTCTGTCTCTTGAGCTTACTGGCATCTGGATTAACGAGGCTAGGGAAATACCTAAGTCAATTATTGATGCATGTACTATGCGTGTTGGTAGATTCCCTTCTATGCGTGAAGGTGGGCCTAGCTGGTCTGGCGTTATAGCAGATACCAATGCGCCAGAAGAAGATCACTGGTGGCCTATTATGTCTGGTGAGGTTCCTGTTCCTGATCACATTCCTATTGAGCAAGCAAGAATGCTGGTCAAGCCTGACAACTGGAACTTCTATACTCAGCCCTCTGGAATGAATGAGATTAAAGACGATCAGGGCAACGTGCTTGGCTATGAGGCAAATAAAAAGGCTGAAAACCACAGCAACATGCTAAAGACCTACTATACAAACTTAGTAAGAGGTAAAACAAAAAGCTGGATTGATGTCTATGTAATGAATAGATTGGGTGCAATCCAAGAAGGAAAGCCTGTATACGGAATGTTTGCTGCTGATATGCACATAGCTAAAGAGCCTGTACCTATCGCAGATGGTGTGCCTTTGTATATTGGTATTGACTTTGGTCTTACCCCTGCTGCTGTGTTTGGTCAGAAGGTGCGTGGACGCTGGCTTATACAGTCAGAGATTGTAGCGATTGACATGGGCATAGTTAGGTTTGCAGAACTGCTGCGCCAAGAAATAGCCACGCGATTTGCACACTTAGATGTACACATTTACGGCGATCCGGCTGGAGACTTTCGCGCACAGACTGACGAAGACACACCATTCCGCATACTTAGAGGTGCTGGCCTGAGGGCAACACCTGCTCCAAGCAACTCTGTTGATCTTAGATTAGAAGCTGTATCGTCTTATTTAAATAAAATGGCAGATGGAAAGCCAGCCTTTATGATTGATAGACGCTGCCCTACGCTTATTAAAGGGTTTGAAGGTGGATATTCTTACAAACGCATACAGGTTTCTGGCGAAAGATATGATGACAAACCAGATAAAAACATGTATTCGCATATACATGACGCTCTTCAGTACCTAATGTTAGGGGCTGGTGAGGGTCGACAGCTTATATCAGGGCAGAAACCAGCGGTTGCTTTTAATGCAAAAGTTGATTTTGATGTGTTTAGAAAAAAACCAAAGGGTAGACAACGACAAGGTTTGTGGGCAAGGATGTAAATTGTGCGTTGCGTTCTTGTTTGTTTTGTGAGTATTTATATTAAGTCATTATAAGGAGACTTGTTATGTGTGTAGGAGGCGGGTCAAGACCAGCACCACCAAAACCTGATCCAGTTGTTGAAGCTGAACAGGAAGAAAAAAAAGAACAAGCTATTGCTGAGAAAAAAGAAATTAAGCAAGAAGCTTTAGAAGAAACAGTAACCAGACGCAAGGGCGGAGCAGGTAGACGCTCCCTTATTAAAGGTTCTGGCGGTGGAATGGGTTTTTATAATAAGTATCTTTCATGATCTTACCTAGCGAAAACCTATCTGGCCCTTATGCTGATGATAAAATTGCTACCTTGTACTTAAAAAAGTACGAGGCGGCAAAAAATCTGCGTGAGAATTTTGTACCTTTGTTTGAAGAGTGTTACGAATACTCACTGCCACAGAGAGAGTCTTTCTATGCGGAAAGCGTTGGTCAACGTAGAGATGATAAAATCTTCGATGAAACGGCTGTGGTGGGAGTGCAAGAATTTGCCTCGCGCTTGCAGCAGGGCTTGGTTCCTAATTTTGCTAGATGGGCGGATTTTACTGCTGGGTCTGAAGTCCCAAAAGAACAAAAAGATGAAATCAATAATGAGCTTGATGAAGTCACAGAGTATGTATTTGAAGTTATCCAAAACTCTAACTTTGGTCAAGAAGTCCACGAATCGTTTATGGACTTGGCGGTAGGTACAGGCGTTCTTGCTGTATCTGAGGGCGACTCTATACACCCTGTAATGTTTTCTGCAATACCACTACCTCATGTTGTACTTGATACAGGGCCAGATGATGCCATAGATCATGTGTATCGTGAGCGTCAAGCTAGGTTTTCTGACATACCAAACATGTATCCTAAAGCTACATTAGGTGAAAAGATTGTTAAAAAAATTAACAACACGCCTGACGAAAAAACAAAGATACTTGAAATAGTATGCAAAGATTATACTGTAAAAAATGAAGACGCTTATTTGTTTCACGCAATCGAGATGTCTACAAAAGAAGTAATTAAATCAGATACTTACAGAGGTGTA